CTTATTGGGGAGATCCTGAAAGATTTAAGTTTAAATCTAGAATTGATACTTTTAACACAATTACAGAACTTAACCAAGGACAAGATAGAGTAGTTAGAAGTACTTTTTCATTAAGTGTTAATGGGTACATAATCCCAGATATAATACAAAAATCACTTAATTCAGTTAAAAAATATAATAGTAAATCTAAAGTTTCCTTTACAGCAGAAACAACTACAAATATAAAAACAGCTGGTCAATAACCAATATTTATAACGAAAATATATATGTCTGTTCCAATTACAAGCTCCCTTCTAACATCAGCAACCGGATATCCTATTCCTACAGCGTTTACAGCTGGTACTACTCAACGAATTTCAGTAGTAAATGGACCTGCTTATGTAACTTTAGAGTCTAAAAAGGATTCAAACGGAGTATATAGCACCTCTCCTAATTTTAGTGGAGCTACTATAGATGGAGCTAGTCCAACTTTTAGTAATGTCGTGGATACATCAATAGTAAGTGGTAATTTTATTACAGCTGGTGTAGTTGGTCAAAAAGATAGAACTGGAAGTCTAAATGTAAATATTAATAGAGATTTACCTGCTAATGAAGTATTCTTAAAAATAGAATCCTCAAATCCAGATGTATATGTTTCAGAAATAGTAAATGATGCTTCTTTTGTTTTTAATGTTAAAACAGATAATACTGGACCTTCTGCTAATGATGAATTCTACCTTCAATTACACTCTACTTTTGGAAGTGGTAACACAACATCATCTATTGATTGGGGTGATGGCTCTACAAATTTACTATCATCATCAGCTCAATCTGAAATATCACATAGTTACTCTGCTGCTGGATCTTATACTATTAAAATGACTCCAACAACAGGTACTGTTGGTATTAAAGGTATTAGATTTGATGGTGGGGGTGATGATACTAAAATGATAAGAATAGAAAATTGGGGTAGTATTAATCTTGATCAAAATAGTGTATTTGAAGGATGTACAAACTTAACTTGTACTGCTCCTGATGTTCCTTTTGGATTCACTACTCTTCCCTCATTTTTATTTAATGGTTGTTCAAATATGACTTCTTTAGATGTAACTAGATGGGATACTAGCGCTATGACAAATATTGGATTTATGTTTGTAGATAATACTAATCTATCAAATTTTGATCCATCTGGGTGGGATGTAAGTAGTGTAACTAATATGAATTCAGTATTTAAAAATTGCAAGAATATGGATTTTTCATTAGCTAATTGGGATCTTAGTAGTGCAACTAACGTAAAATTTATATTTAGAAATACAACAGGTGCCGGTACTACAGGTATATCAACAGCAAATTATGATGCTACCTTAATTGGTTGGGCTGCTAATACAAATACCCCTGATACTTTAACAACAGACTTTGGAGGTTCTACTTATACAGGAACATCTGGTACCTTAGCTTCATCATCAAGATCAACTTTAATCCAAAAGGGTTGGACTATAGCAGATGGGGGTACAGCTTAATATAAAAAAATAAAAAAATGGGAAAAAGACTAGAACGTCCAGAACAAACTACGTATTTTATATGTTGGGATGACTCCAGAAGTGAAATAAAATCATACTCCAGTATTAACACTAACCAATGTTTTGAAACCTACTGGGATATAGTAGATTATTATACTAATAAATCACAATGGGAGACCATTTTGGTAAACAATGGAAAAGATCCTAATGATTAATAATTAAAATAAAATAAAATGGGAATAGTTACAGAAAAAAATGTTATCACACAAGAAGAATTAAATGAATTACAAGATCATTTAAATAAATCTCAAACTTTAACTTTAGAATTAGGAGAGATTGAGTTAGTAAAACTCCAATTAGAAACTCGTTATGAAGCAGCTAAAAAACTTCTAACAGAACTAACTGAAAAAGAACAAAAAATAAATAAAGCTATAACAGATAAATATGGCAAAATTTCACTTGATTATAAAACAGGTGAATATACTAAAATAGATTAAAAAAATATAATATTTATAACCAAAAATAATGGCTGAAACTCAATTTTCCCCTGGTGTAGTATCAATAGAGAATGACCAACCTATTATCAATACCCAACCAATCCAAGTGGGAGCTGCTATAATAGGCCCAACTGTTAAAGGACCTGTTGAAATTCCTACAATATGTACTTCATATTCAGACTATGTATCTAAATATGGAAATACTTTTACTAGTGGGAGTCAAACATATTCATACTTTACTTCTATATCAGCCTACAATTATTTTCAAGCAGGTGGCACAACTTTATTAGTATCTAGAGTAACTAGTGGTTCATTTACTCCCGCTACTTCTATCCTTATCCCAAATGGAGTAGAAAGTGGAGTATTATCAACAGATACAAATGCCTTATTAAGCTCTTTTACAAGTGTAAGCGCATCAGTTGGTACCTATGATGTAATTTTAACAGGAAGTATATCAGGTGTAGGAGCTGTAGCTTCTGTTACCTTAGATACCATCACCTCAATATCTTCAGTCACAGTTTCAAGCGGAGGTTCTGGTTATGTTACTGGTGAAGTACTTACAACTCCAACAGCTTCTGGAGGGTTTATTATGTCTGGATCTTTAACATTTACTTTAGATAATGATGATATTGTTAATAATAATTCTTTTACCCTAGAAACTTTATCTGAAGGAGAAATAATGAATAGTATCTCTCCCCAAAACTCAGATGGTTCTTTACCTTCAGGTAGTATAGATAATTTAAGATGGGAAATACAATCCCCAGATACTGATGAAGGTACATTTAGTTTATTAGTTAGAAGAGGAAGTGATGACACTGAAAGTCCTGTTATTTTAGAAACATTTAATAATTTATCATTAGATCCAACCTCACCAAACTACATAGAAAAAGTAATAGGTAATCAAGCTCAGTCTATTAATACAACTGAAACTGAGTTTTATGTAGATTTAACAGGTAATTATGCTAATCAATCTCGATATGTTAGAGTAAAATCTGTATCATCACCAACATATGAATATTTAGATAATGCTGGTGATCCTAAAACAGAATTTACAGGATCTATTCCTATTGTTTCAACAGGAAGTTTTGAAGGAGCTATAGGTTCTAATATTCCATCTACAGGTCCAGGAAAATATTATGAAACTATAGATAATGCTAATAATACTCAAGGATTAGTAGCTAGTGATTATACTACAGCTATAACATTACTTGGTAATAAAGAAGAATTTAAATATAACTATATAACAGTACCTGGATTAATTAAAGATTTTGCTACACATGTTTCAAGTATAAGTTCTTTAATGGCTAATAGTCAAGAAAGAGGAGATACTTTAGCTATTATAGATTTAGAAGATTATCAATCTACATTACTTGAAGTAACAACAGAAGCTAAAACTATAAATAACTCATATGTAGCTGCCTACTGGCCTTGGGTTCAAACAGCAGACCCATCTACAGGTCAGGCTGTTTATGTGCCAGCCTCAACCCTAATCCCATCAGTATTTGCCTTTAATGATGGAGCATCAGCTGTATGGTTTGCCCCTGCTGGAACAAATAGAGGAGTAATGCCTACTGTTTTTAGAGCTGAAAGAAGGTTAACAAAAACTCAACGTGATGATTTATATAAAGCTAATGTTAATCCTCTAGCAACTATACCTACTGTAGGAGTAACTGTATTTGGACAAAAAACATTAAAGAAAAAGAAAAGTGCTACTGATAGAATAAATGTAAGAAGATTACTTATAGAATTAAAAATACAAATAGGCAATTTAGCTGAAAATTTAGTATTTGAACAAAATACAACCACAACTAGAGAAAATTTCTTAGCTCAAGTAAATCCTTTATTATCTTCAATTCAACAAAGACAAGGTCTAACAGATTTTAAAGTAGTAATGGATACTTCTAATAATACTCCTGATATCATAGATAATAACCAATTAATAGGAGCTATTTTCTTAAAACCAACTAAAACAGCTGAATTTATTTCTTTAAACTTTAATATTACTTCAACAGGAGCAGATTTTAGCTAAAAAATACTATATTTATAACAAAATAAAAATCCAAATAATAAAATGGCAAATTTTTCCTCATCTCCAGGAGTAAAACTTAATGAAATAGATAATAGTTTTATTACTCCTTCTCCTGTTTCTGCTGGAGCAGCTATAATAGGCCCAACAGTTAAAGGACCTGTTGAGCTTCCTACAGTAGTAACTTCATACTCAGATTTTAAAGATAAATTTGGTGGATCTTTTAATAGTGGAAGTAATTCATTTTCCTTCTTAACATCAGTATCAGCTTATAATTATTTTACTGAAGGAGGAGAATCTCTTTTAGTAGCTAGAGTAACTTCAGGTTCATTCACAGCAGCTTCAAGTTCAATAGCTGTAGCAACTTCAACATCGTCATCTATTGTTTTTGAAACTTTATCTAAAGGTATTGTAATGAACACAGGTGTAGATTTTGATTCAGATGGTGTTTTAACTAATGGTACTGTAGATAATATTAAATATGAGATATCTGGAGCTAATACAGGTTCAGGAACATTTAATATACTTGTTAGACAAGGAAATGACAAAAATAGTGATCCAATTATTCTTGAAACTTTTAATAAAGTATCACTTGATCCAAATCAATCAAACTTTATTTCTAAAATAATTGGAGACCAAGTAGTTGCATATGACTCAGGAACAAATCAAATTGATATAACATCTGGTGAGTTTTCTAATGCCTCAAGATATATTAGAGTAAAATCAATTCCAAATCTAACACCTGATTATTTTGATAATACTGGATTAGCAAAAACAACTTTAACACAACACATCCCTATAAATGGAACAGGTTCATTTAATGGAGCTTTTGGAACAGATTTTCCTAAAAGTAAAGCAGCTAACTATTTTAAAAATATAGCATCTCAAACACAAGGACTAGCTGGAACTGATTATGATAATATGATTAGTTTATTAAGTAATATAAATGACTATCAATTTAATGTTTTATCAACCCCAGGTCTAAATAATGATGATCATACAGCACAAATCACTTCACTTATTAATAATACAATAGAAAGAGGTGACAATATATTTGTTATGGATACTGTTGGATACGCTGGAACATTAGCTAATGCTTTAACACAAGCAACTACTAGAAATACATCATATGCATCTACTTATTGGCCATGGTTAAGAGTTCAAGATCCCGAAACTGGAAAACTTGTATTTGTACCTGCTTCAACAATGATACCTGGTGTATATGCTCATAATGACAAAGTAGCTAATACTTGGAATGCACCTGCTGGAATTAGTAGAGGTGGTTTATCAACAGTACTTCAAGCTAAATTAAAATTAACAGAAGCTAATAAGGCATCTTTATATGATGGAAATATTAATCCAATTGCTACATTTCCTAAAAAAGGAGTAGTAGTATTTGGACAAAAAACATTGCAAAAAGGAACATCTGCTTTAGATAGAATTAATGTTCGTAGATTAT